TCCGATTGCTAAAATATATTCAGCAGAAGTTTTAGATAACTCCCATTTGAGAAATTCTATATATTCTTTTCCTCTATCACTTATAATAGGCTCAGATAATAATTTAGAATTATTATAAAGTTGAATATAAGAATTAATAGGTCTATCAAGATCTTTTATAATATTAGTTAGATATATCAGAGGTCTGCTGATATTCGCAACCCCTAAGCAATCATCTAACTCTTTTCCCGCAGGTCCTACGAAGACTTGTCTACGTTTCACCTCTTCACGTCCTGGCTGTTCTCCAACTCCTACATAAGGCGCTCCTATGTTTTGAGAAGGCGGAACTGTTGTATGTGATTTAGGAAGTTGCAAGTTCCCTCCTTTCTTTGTTTAAAATTTGAATGAAGATTATATCCATATAAGATAAAGTGCCCAGATTACAAAAGGAATGCTGAGCATTAATCCTATTGCATCTGTACCCCTTTCGATTTTTCTTGGATAGTCTGTATATCCGAGATTTATAAACCTTAAAACAATACTTATAAGAGCGATCCAAAAATATACTTTAATAAAGAATTCCATTTAAAATCTCCTTTCTTAGAAGTTTTTATGAATCTTAATTATATAACTTTCAAAATATTCCTGACTCAAATCAAAGCCTATAGAAACCATCTTATTCTGAGCTGCGGCTATCATAGTATTACCACTTCCGGCAAAAGGTACTAATACATTAGCGCCAGGAAATGTGAAGGTATTCAGGATATCTTTTATAAGTTCTACTGGGCGTTCAGTTGGATGTACCTTCAGCTGAGCTGTTATAGGTTTATAGTTAAATACATTTACAGATCCAGGTTTATTTAGCTCTGGAACTCCCTTTCTGGCGAAGAAGAACATCTCATAACCCTTTCCCAGATCTCGGTTAGGTTGCATAGTCTGACCTGAAATAGTATTAACTCCATCTTCATCAGAAGCTCCCTTAACCCATACTGCAGGAATTCTTTTATTTTTAAAACCTATATCAATAAGAATATCATGAAGAATCTCAAACCAAGGATCAGGGCCGAACCAGCAGACTAACCAGCGATTAGGTTTTAGAACTCTATAGCATTCAGCGAGGAGGTTTTTTAGAAAATCCGGGTAATCCTTTTTATCTATCTCATTATAACCTGTATAAGAATAATCCCTTTTTTGTTTCTCAAGATCTATTCCATACGGAGGATCAATCTCAATAAAATCCATAGTAGAATCACCAATCTTCTGAACTCCCTTAAAAAAATCTTCTACATGATAAGATTTTATAAGCTTAACTCGCTTATTATCTCCTTCTCCCATCGTTTTTTGAAATTGCTTAGCATCAGTTTTCTGCTGTATGACTTTCTTAACATGCTTAATAGCTTTCTGAGCATCATTTTTAGTTTTAAATTTACCCCAATTAATGTCTGGAGCATTCTTCATCAGCTTTGCAAGACTAATATCACCTGATAAAGATCCCTTTGATTTTCCTGTCATGTCTGAGAGATCTTGCAGAGTCCATCCAGGAGCGTCTTTTGCAGTAGACGTTTTTACTCCATGAATTCGCTGTTGGAGATCTTGAATATGCTCTTTAAGATTACACTCTTCTTGCCAAGTAAAGTCTTTTCGATACAGATTCTCGGCAAATTCTAAAACTCGTGTTTGAAGTTCTGATAATTCTTCTGGATAAAATCTACAAGATATAACCTCTTTCTGGCCCTTCTGTTCACAGAGATGCTTAAGAGCCGCATAACGTCTTCCACCTGCTACAAGTTTATACGGAAGCTCAGCGGATTCTGAATTCTTCTGAACAGCTAAAGGTTGTATAAGACCATCTTTATTTATAGATGCTGCGAGAGCTTCTATGTTTCCGAGATCTTCTCTAAACCTTTTTCCTACTTTTATTTGAGATAATGCTATATCTCTAAGTTCTATTTGACTAATTTTAGTATCTAAATCCACATTACCTCTTTCCATTCTTCTTTTCCTTTATATTTAAGAGTTTTTGTAATAAAATCTGTTTTTCATTTTGGCTAAGCTTTGAGATATCAGGTTTCACTATTATTTTTTTCTGTCCTTTTACACCCTTTTTAGGAGTCTTTACTTTAACTTCTATAAACTGTCTTCTAAGATCTCTAATATTTCTAATATGCGCCTTAAGCTCATCTTTTGTAAACTCAGATATACTTTTATGTAAAGAACTTATATCCATATCTAATCCTTTGAGGCAAAATAATCATTTAGATTAATTCTTTGAGATATGATGTATGACAGAGATTTAGTTCCATGATTCTCTGTCATATCTATAATCATATCGGTTAAGGCGCTATAAATCTGCTGTCTCCAACCGAATGGGAGTTTTGTCAGGAAATCTGACTGTTCCTGAGTTAGATCTATAGACAACCTTAACCGTTTCATATGATTTTCCTTTGTTTAAAATTTGAATGAAGAATTAACGACCTGCAACAAACCTCTTAATATTATTCTGCTCCCCAAAATCTGCGTTATCTTGTACTGTGAGCAGAGCATCAGTTGTTTTTCCGATCAGATCCTCAAAGTCAATTCGTTGAGTATAATCAACCCCAAGAGCTTCAAAGAACTCTTTTAATTTCCAAAGAGTTGCATTTCGATCTTTCTTATCCATCTCTTCATGAAGAAGCGGCAGATAATGAGAAATATTTTTGGCATAAGTAGCTTCTTCACACTCTATAATTTCAAAAATAGGCATGATATAAGGATTACCACTTGCATTCATTCGAGTAATATCTCCAGAATCAGTTGTCATCCAATCTACCAGCTTTAAAGTATATTCTCCATCATCAACTGCTTTAGGTTCTACTGCATCTTCCATTTTTGCATCTGTAAGGTCAAGAAATGAGCTCATAATAATATCTCCTATTAAATTTTAGTTTCTGTTTCTGTTTCTGTTTCTAACTCATGAATTAGTGGCTTATCCGAAGCATCTAATCCTACCTTTTTCATAATCTTCTTAATATCTGGTTCCTCTATCTTATCTAATTTACCTCCGTTACCAAGTCTTGTGCCTACCTGGATACCATAGACTGGTTTAACTAATAATTCTCGGGTCTCAGCTTTAAAATCTTTCATTCTGAGATAATAAATTTCACTGAAAAGTGCAGGAACTCTCTCCCGAAGTTTTCCAGTAATCATTATTCCAAGATCTCCTGTCGCATTTCCCTCTCGGTCTTTAGGTTGGTCGCTATGTCCTAGTAATATGCAGTTACAAGGAAGGGATAGAAACTTCCTCATATAATTCTCAATAAAAGCCATCTGAGGAAGCCAATCTTGCTCTCTTGGAGCTTCTCCTGGATTACGATCCTTCTTCTTAAGAGCCGCTCTTCGAATAACTTCATACATTATAACCTGCGCCCAGGTAGTCATACTATCTATGACAAAAGTTCCTATATGATTGAAGAAGTTTTTTTGATATAGATAGTTGAAAGAATCCTCCCAGAGTCTACAAGCTTTAGGCTTAAAGGGATTCTCAGATTCATACTGAGTATCGGCCAGAATCTCCCCAGTTGCTATCATATCTTTAAGCACATCTGTCCCGCCTGGATCAAAAGAATGCACAAGGACAGGCTTAGGGCAAGTTCTGAGAAGAGATGTTTTTCCTACCTTAAGGTAGCGTTTCTAGGATCCTCCTCATACATTTTTCGGATCTTTTCTGCTTCTTGTTTTATTTTAAGAAGTGAGCTCATGGTTTCCTTTGTTTAAAATTTGAATATAGTTATTAAAGTGATTCAGGTTTTTCTCGGGCTATCCAACCCATAAGAGCAAATGATCTACGAACCCAATAGCTTTCAATTTCATATTCATCCTTTAGTTGATAATCATTAGGACTTCCATAATAATCTTCAAACCAAGATATAAATTTTTTAGTCTCTGAACTTAGCCAGTATTTATTATACAAGGTAGCGTTTCTAGGATCCTCCTCATACATTTTTCGGATCTTTTCTGCTTCTTGTTTTATTTTAAGAAGTGAGCTCATGGTTTCCTTTGTTTAAAATTTGAATATAGTTATTTTTTGCTATCCTTAAAAATTTCCTTTAATTGTTTATACTGATTAAACTCATTATTCACTGAATTTACAAAATCTATTAACTGAGCTTCATTCTTTAGATGAATAGATATTGCACCCCCCATTGCATCTTTATTAGAAAAGATTAAAGTAATAGGCCACAGATTTTTAGATTGATCAATTCTTTGACAAAGAAAGGATTCTTGTTTAGATCTAAAAATATTAAGACTATGTATTTTCATTATATCTCCAAGCTAACTTTAATAGGTTCTTCCAAAGGATTCCAGAAATCTATCTTAAATCCTATTGGAGGTTCTTCTGAATGTTGCAGTGGATTAGCCCAGGCTCGACAGAAATCATGATACTGACAACCGAACCAGTTAGCACA